CGCAGCAGAATGGTGGACTAATCCTTATGCTACTACAAAGAAGATTATGGAAGAAATAGCTCCTAAAAATTCATTAGGAGTGAGACCTCACACAGTATATCCTGGCAGAGAAGACATGTTATACTGGAAGCTTAATAATGATATTGAATCAATCAAGTATATTAATACTAGACATTACAGAGACTTCACTCATATTGAAGATTTTTGCTCTGCCCTATGTACTTTAGTCGCAAACTATGATATAATAGAACCTAGAGTTGTTGATATTGGTACTGGCCATGCTGTTAGAGTTATGTCTGTGGCTAAGAAATTTGGTTGGAAAGGCGAAGGAAGAATCGATCTAACACCAAAAGAAAGAGAAGTTACAATTGCCGATATTACAGTATTAAAAGAATTAGGATGGATAAATAAACATTACATTATATGAAGATAGCTATATTAAATGATACCCACTGCGGAGTTAGAAACTCATCTGAAATCTTTATGGATTATCAGGAGAGCTTTTACCGAGACGTATTTTTCCCATATTTGCATGAAAATGGAATATCTCAAATCATTCATTTGGGAGACTACTACGATCATCGTAAGAATATTAATTTCAAAGCATTACATCATAACCGTAAGATATTCCTTGAGCCTATGAAAGAGAAAGGTATTAAAATGGATATCATTCCAGGCAATCATGATGTATTCCATAAGAATACTAATGATCTTACATCCCTTAAAGAACTATTAGGATATTATACTGCTAACGTTAATATTGTTACTAAACCCACATGTATCAATTACGATGGTTTAGATGTACATTTGATACCATGGATTAATAAAGAAAACTATAATGAATATACGAATTATATAAAAAATAATGATGGTATACTTATGGCCCATTTAGAATTGAAAGGATTTAAGGTCCTAAAGAATTTTGAACAGAAACATGGTATGTCAGCAACGTTATTTGATCATTATGATATGGTGTTATCTGGCCATTATCATACTAAATCTAGTAATAAGATTGTTAGATATTTAGGATCACAAATGGAATTTACATGGAATGATGCTCATGAAGAGAAGCATTTCCATATTTTAGATACAGAAACAAAAGAAGTAACTCCGGTACTTAACCCATTGACCTTATTTAGAAAGGTATATTATGATGATGGACCAACCAGTAAGACTGACTATAACACTTTAGATATATCTAATTTGGATTATAAGTTTGTTAAGGTTATTGTTGAGAACAAAACTAATCCGTTTTTATTTGACAAATTCGTAGATCGAATTGCAGATTTAAACACACACGAACTGAAAATAATAGAAAACTTCCAGGAGTTTTTAGGTGAAAACGTAACTACATCTTTAGAGGATGTAGAGAATACCCAAGAATTAATGGATAACTATATTGATTCAGTGACAACAGATCTCGACAGAGATAAACTTAAAACATTAATGAATTCATTATATAATGAAGCAATAGACGAGGAAATACAATGAGTTATAAAACTAAAACTAATTATCTATTAGAAACCTTTACAATATTAGCACTAGCAGCTATATTTGTATTTAGCTATCCAAAGACGGCAGAGGCATCACACCACGAACGTCACCCAGCAAGTACTCATCACTTCAATATTGAAGATGCAATGAATAATAAGGAGATTGTATTAATGGCTATTGGCACAGCGGTATATTATCGTGAGTACTGTGCAGGCCTAACTAATATTGGTATGTCATATCTTGATAAAGCGATTGCTCAACATAAGATAAATGTACATACAATGTCTAAAGAAGCACAATATAAAGTTGGCTATAAACTAGCAGAGAGTTACCCAACATGTGGCAAGCTTAGATTTGCAATTTCAGATGCAGGTCTTGGAGCTATGATCCGTTGATTAAATTTAAATTTGTGTCATGGCAGAATTTTCTATCTGCTGGTAATAATGAAATTCGAATTGACTTAGATAGATCTAAATCAACTCTAATTGTAGGACACAACGGAGCTGGAAAATCTACGTTATTAGATGCTCTTTCCTTTGGGCTATTTGGCAAACCTCATAGATCAATTAAAAAGAATCAGTTAATAAATTCTGTTAACATGAAAGGTGCAAAGGTAACGATTGAATTCGAAACTGCAGGTCATACCTTTTTGATTATACGTACCATTAAACCTAATGACTTTAAAATTTGGCAAGATGGTAAATTTATAGATCAAACAGCATCAGCCAGGGATTACCAGAAATTCTTAGAACAGAATATTCTTAAGCTTAATCATAAGTCATTCCATCAAATCGTGGTACTTGGATCATCGTCATTTGTACCATTTATGCAATTACCAGCACACCACAGACGTGAAGTGATTGAAGATTTATTAGATGTATCGATATTCGGTAAAATGAAAAATATCCTTAAAGATAGAACTACAGAAACTAAATCTAACTTAAAGAAATACAAAGGATTAATTGATACTGAAAAGGGTAAAATACAATATCAAAAGAAGTATATTGATAAAATGGAAGCTTTAAACGAAGCAGCAGATGCTGACGTTGAAGAAACTAATAAAGGTATAGATCAAAAAATAGATAAATTGACTACAAAGGGTATTAGTCTTATGGAAGATCTAGGTAAGTATCCACAAGAGATTCATATGGATTTGACATCTTTATTAATTGATAAAGACGAATTAGTTGCCAAATTAGCTGATATCAAATGTACAATTGAGAATGCCACAGAAGAACATCTATTCTATATGAATAATGATTCGTGTCCTACATGCTCACAAGATATCACACAAGCTCTTAAAGATACTAGAGTTACTACATTAAAAGAAGCGGCTAAATCTATATTAAAAACTAGAGAAGAAGTCATTAGTGACATGGGTGAAAACACAGATCTTATAGCAGATATGCAGAATACATTAAAAGAAATTAGTAATACCAGTAATGAAATGCAACGTACCCAAGCATTAATTGAACAGTTGAAAACATCTAAGTTAGTTAAAAAGGATAAGGTAGATCTAACGAAATCATATGAAGAACTAAAGACATTAATAACGGCTATGGATGAACTTAGAGATGAGTTAGATTTATTATCAGAAAGATTACTATATAATGATACTGCTACTGCCATGTTAAAAGACACAGGTATACGTACTAAAGTCGTTAGAGAATATCTACCAGCAATGAATATGTTAATTAATAACTATCTGCAAACCCTAGACTTCTTTGTATCATTTAACCTTGATGAGAACTTTAACGAAACAATTAGAAGTAGACACAGAGATACATTCGTCTATGCTAACTTCTCAGAAGGTGAAAAGCAACGTATTGATTTGTCATTGTTATTTGCATGGAGACAGATTGCTAAGATGAAGAATTCTACAAATACCAATTTGTTATTACTTGATGAGACCTTCGATTCATCATTAGATACTGATGGTGTAGATAATCTTATGAAGATACTATATAGTTTAGATGATAATACAAATACATTTGTCATATCGCATAAGCCAGACCTGTTAGAATCAAAGTTAAAATCTAAAATCGAATTCAAAAAAATAAACAACTTCTCTATGATAGCGTAATAGACACACTATCTGTGTGAAAAGTAACCACATAAGTGCTACGTTTCATGATATAATATACATATAAACAATTGAAAAGGACATTAGATTATGAATTTTAACTCTCAAGAATATTTAGCTAAGTTACTTGCTAAAGAAAATCTTACGGTTCAGCACGGTAATTATCAAACAGCATCATTTGACGTTGTTAATCGTGTGCTGAGACTACCATTATGGAAAGATCAAGGTAAAGACGTTTACGACCTTTTAGTTGGTCATGAAGTCGGCCATGCTCTTTATACTCCAGCAGACGGCTGGCACGACTCGGATAAAGAGATCCCAGGCGTTCCACGCTCATATATAAATATCATCGAAGATATTAGAATCGAAAAGATGATTCAAAGAACGTATCCAGGTATTGTTCGTGCATTTAAGAGTGGTTACAAGAAATTATTTGATAGCAACTTATTCGGTACTGATGATCGTGATATTAATAAAGCATCATTTATGGATCGAGTGAATGTTCACTCTAAAGGCCGTGGATATCTTCCTGTTGAGTTTACTCAACTTGAGCAGTTATTTGTTGATATGGCTATGGCTGTTGAGACGTGGGATGATGTGCTTAACGCATGTCGTGAGATTAATGATTTTGTTAAGGCTAAAGAAGACTATGAAGATGAAGATAAGGAAGAGTGTAGCCAAGGCACGCCAAGTGAAGATGGCNGAAAATGAAACAGAGGGAATGTCTCAAGATGATTCAGGAGATGAAAGCGATGATTCAGGAAGTTCTGAAGGACAATCGGGATCGATAGGTGATGGCGAAGAAGCTGAGTCTGAGTCTGATACATTTACTGATGACGCTTTTCGTGAAAACCAAGAACAACTATTAGAGCAAGACGAAAATGGTCGTGCCCCACAATATTCTACTGGTATTTCAGACAACCGTTTAAAAGACATGCTTGTTCCATACGCAATGTTAAAAGAAGCGAGACTTGAAAATAGGTGGAAAGTTTCAGAGTGCTACAGTCACGCTGACAGTTATACTCAGTATGACGCATTAGTTAAAGAGGTTAAGCCAATAGTTAATTTAATGGCTAAAGACTTCGAACGTAAAAAGGCTGCGTGGGAATATTCTCGTTCTTCTGAAGCTAAAAAGGGTTCATTGAATGTCAATAAACTTCACCAATATCAATATTCTGAAGATATTTTCTTAACCGTTCAGCAACTTGCTCAAGCTAAGTCGCACGGTATTGTTATGTTAGTTGACTGGTCTGGCTCTATGCAAGATATTGCACTAGACACGATCAAACAAACTATCATGATCGGAATGTTTTGTAAGCGTGTAAATATTCCGTTTGAAGCTTATTCATATACTACAGGCAAGAATTTAGGTGCAACGTGTAGTGAGTTAGGTGATAACGAAATGGAAAACACACACAATACTAAGATTGTTCAGGTTTTGTCATCGTCAATGAAAAAAGTTAACTTTGATGAAGCAGCCCGTCACTTATATGCCACCGCTCTAGCTGTCACATATAGAGGACCTTTTAGATATCAAGATGTATGTGCGTTCGATCGCATGGGCTCAACGCCTACAATTCAAACGCTAGTTGCTAGTGCAGATATTCTTACTGACTTTAGAAAAAAACACGGAGTTCAAAAGTTAAATGTTATGTTATTAACTGACGGCGCTGCTGATAGCTACTGGATCAATAATGATTATGATCGTGATCGTGCTAAAACAACAAGTGAGATCATGTTTAAATTCAAAAACAAATCCGTTCGTGGTGACAATTCTGCGGAACTTGTTGCTGGTACTATNCAAGCGTTAAAAGAAATTACCGGTGCCAACGTTCTTGGGTTTTTCTTAGCTAAAGACAAACGTGACTTCGCATGGGCATTCCGTTCGTATGTTCGCATATATGATTCTGTCATATACGATAAAAATCTTAAAGAATTCAATAAAAACGGCGTTGTTACTTATAATAATGTTGATGGTTATAATGAATTCTTTATCGTTAAACTCAGTAACAGACAAGTCGTTGATGAGTTTGAGGTTAAAGACAAAGGACACGGCATTGAAATTAAAGATATTAAACGTGAGTTTCGAAAGTTCAACAAGAACCGCAAAAACTCTAAGCAACTTGTCAATAAGATTACCAATGCTGTTGCTGCTTAATAAATAGACACACTATTTGTGTGAAAAGTAGTTGTACAAGGACTACAAACTATGATATAATATACATATAAACAATTGAAAAGGACAACTATATAATGAATAAGAAATTAATTGAGGCGTTAGTCGCCAAATATCCAGAGCGTACAGAATTTACTGCTAAAGAAATTGCTGCCGTTACTAAAACTGTTGGTTTAAATACTTCTAAGGTTTACCACGAAGTTAAAAACAACTATCCAAAAGTAAGACGTGGAGTTTACAATCTTGAAACTGCGTTATCTCCATACGGTAAAGTTAAAACAGCCGGTGTTGTTAAAAACATCGGTGTTACTTCCGTTTCAAATGATGAGGTTTTTGTCCCTGAAGCGGATAAAACTTTCGTTGAGTGGGGAAACTTTAGAGACATTTACAAGATTGTTAAATCAAGAATGTTTTATCCTACTTATGTTACTGGAATGTCTGGTAACGGTAAGACGTTTATGATCGAACAAGCGTGTGCCAAAGCTGGACGTGAATATGTTCGTGTTCAGATCTCTCCTGAGACTGATGAAGATGATTTGATTGGCGGCTTCCGTCTTTTAAATGGTGAGACTGTTTTCCAAAAAGGCCCAGTTATTAAAGCTATGGAACAAGGTGCTTTACTTCTAATCGATGAGATTGATCGTGGAACAAATAAGATCATGGCTCTTCAAGGTGTTTTGGAAGGTAAGCCAGTTCTAATTAAGAAGACAGGCGAAGTGATCACACCACAGCCTGGCTTTAACATTATCTCTACTGCCAATACTAAAGGCAAGGGCTCTGATGACGGACGTTACTCTGCTGCTACAATTATTGATGAAGCATTCTTAGAGCGTTTCACAATTACTGTTGAGCAAAAATACCCTACCGCTTCGATTGAAAAGAAAATTCTTAAGAAGCACATGGAAAAATTTGAGTGTGTTGATGAAGAGTTTTCAAACCTTCTCGTCGGTTGGGCTGATACGATTCGTAAGACGTTCGAAGATGAAGGTGTTGATGAGGTTATTTCAACTCGTCGTTTGTGCCACATCATTCAGACATACTCAATCTTTGGAAAACGTGATAAAGCAATTGCGCTTTGTGTGAATCGTTTTGATGATGATACTAAAGAGGCTTTCATTGACCTTTACTCTAAGGTTGATGCCACTGTTAATTACGGTGAGGAAGCTGAAACAAACACTGACGCGTCAACCGACGTTGATGAAACTACATACGTAAAGGAGAAACTAGGCTTATGAAACTAAGTAAAAGCACTGTAGAAGTCTTAAGAAACTTCTCAAATATTAATAGCAATATCGCAATTGGCGATTCCGGATCCGTCCGGACAGTTGCGATCGCTAAGAACCTAATGGGCAAAGCGGAGATTCCAGAGGAGTTTCCGTAGTTCGGGATCTATGATCTCAATGAATTTTTGTCTTGTTACAGCATGTTCGATGATCCTTCATTAGGATTTGACGACAATCAAAAATTTGTTACAATCACGGATGGAATTTCTGCAGTTAAGTATTTCTTTTCTGATATTGATAATTTAACTGTAACTGATAAAGATGTAACTATGCCAGACACGGTAGTTAATTTCACCATTACAAATGACGAATTGAATAAGATCCGCAAAGCTTCAGCCGCATTAAAAGCAAATGACTTAGTGGTTACTAAGAATACTGATGGTGGCGTATGGACAAAGTTAACTGTGACTGATAAAGAAAACCCAACATCCAATGAATTTAGTCTTAATATTGCTAATTGTAATATTGATACTGATGAGAACTTTGAATTTGTATTTAATATAAACAACTTCAAGTTTAATGCAACTGATAAATATACATTTGAAATAGCGTCAAAACTTATTTCAGCAGTAAAAGCCGGCGACACCAATTACTGGTTAGCCTTAGAAAAAACATCTACATACGGAGTATAGATTATGCCAGAACAACAAGAAGAGATCCAACTAAGCTTGCAAGATATTGCAGCATGTATTCATATCATTGATATTGTGTCAAAACGCGGAGCGTTTGAAGGACCAGAATTAGGTGATGTTGGTACAGTACGAAACAAATTAGCAGCATTCATTGAGGCTAATAAGCCAGCTGAAGAAGAGCCTACAGCAGATGCTGGCGGATCCGCAGAAGACGGCGGCTAAAAAAGATTCGAATAAGGTGTACATTTGTATCAAAATATGATACAATAGTACTATACTATTATATCATGGAGAGTAAATGAGAGATGATTTCTTATGGGTGGAAAAGTACCGCCCAAAAACTATTGACGAGTGTGTTTTAGATGATTCATTAAAAAATACATTTAAGAGTATAATCGACGGCGGGGAACTGCCTAATATGATGTTTACAGGAACTGCGGGGGTAGGTAAAACTACTGTAGCACGTGCTTTGTGTGAAGAACTTGAACTTGATTATATTGTTGTTAATGGTTCGGAGGACGGAAACATCGATACACTCCGTGGTAAAATTAAACAGTTTGCTTCAACTGTTTCACTCCAAGGTGGATATAAGGTAGTCATATTAGACGAAGCTGATTATCTTAATCCACAATCTACACAACCTGCCTTAAGGGGTTTCATCGAAGAGTTTTCTAATAATTGCCGGTTTGTCCTTACCTGTAATTTTAAGAATAGAATCATCGAGCCCCTCCATAGCAGGTGTTCCATCTATGAATTTAATGTCAGTGGCAACAAAGCCAAATTGGCAACCCAGTTCATGGATCGGCTAAAGTATATTCTTGATCTCGAGAATATCAAATCAAACGATCGAGTTCTTGCCGAGCTTATAATGAAGTACCTACCCGATTGGCGTCGTGTAATCAACGAATGCCAACGTTACGGGATGTCTGGTACTATTGATACTGGAATATTAGTGTCCCTTTCAGAGACCAGTATCAAGACATTAATGAGCGATTTAAAAGGTAAGAACTTTAAGAATATGCGTAAATGGGTTGCTGATAATATCGATGTAGAGTCTGCAAAATTATTCAGAATGGTATATGACCATATGAATTCATATGTGGATCCTGCGTCGATACCTCAATTAGTAATGATTCTTGCTGACTACCAATATAAAGATAGCTTTGTCGCAGATCATGAAATAAATGTTGTTGCTTGTTTTACTGAAATTATGTCTTCAATTAAATTCGAATGAAGAATACAAATGCATTAACAAGCAATCCGTTTAGTTACTTAAACGCTATTAATAATAATGTACATTATCACTTTCGTGATGATGTTATTTTAAACAAAGACTATAATGCTTTTATGATTAACAGGGGTTTATCTTACTTTCCTGATACAGTACTGTATGCAAATGAGATGAACAAATACCACCATCTAGATGGGAAACTACAATTTGACTTTCTTATAAATATAGTTAGAAAGCGTAAAAGATTTTCCAAATGGCATAAGTCGTCTGAGTCAGATGATATTAATGCAATCAAAAGTTATTATGGATATAGCAACGAAAAGGCTCGTGATGTTTTACCGCTCTTCAATATGGATCAATTGAAAATTATAAAGGATACGGTAAATCATGGTGGAACAAAATGATGAAATAGTGAATTGGAATTCAGAGATGATGTTAGAAGTTATATTAATGCAACCAGATGATTTTTTAAAAATCAGAGAGACCTTAACCCGAATGGGTGTAGCGTCTAAACAAGATTCAAAGTTATATCAATCTTGTCATATACTGCACAAACAAGGCAGATACTTTATCACACACTTTAAAGAACTATTTTTATTAGATGGAAAACCTTCTAATTTAACAGTTAATGATGTTGGTAGACGTAATACTATTGTGCAATTATTGTCTGATTGGGGACTATTAGAAATTGTAGATCATTCTGCAGTTGCTGATAAGACACCTCTAAATCAGATCAAGATTATTTCGCACAAGGATAAAATTAATTGGGAATTATGTCCCAAATATAATATCGGTGTAAAATGATTAAGGCCTTTTTCCAGGGCTATGATCGAGTCTATGCCTGGTGGACTCTAACATTCCTGGCTTTAATAGTCGGGTTTCAAGCTTACCTTACACGTCAATTCAATGATTGGTATAAAGTCTTCTATGATGCATTAGAAGACAAAGACCAAGCAGCATTCTTAGAAAGCTTTATTAATCGAGGCGATTTTCTATTATACGACGTCACGACATGGGGATTTATTCCCCTGGCTCTATTGGCAATTCTATTGTTTGCATATACTCAGTTCATAGGCAATCGATTCAGCTTTAGATGGCGTGAAGCTATGACTAAAGAATATTTGCCTAGATGGAAGATGATGGATAACCATACAGAAGGTGCAAGTCAACGTATCCAAGAAGATACTAGGAAATTTGCATGGTACATTTGGATATTAGGAGAAGGCTTCATTAAAGCCATTATGATCTTAGTATTCTTCCTTCCAGTCTTATGGACATTAAGCGAAGGGTTTGATATACCTGGATATCTTATTTGGATTGCACTAGGAGTGAGTGTTGGTGGCCTTGGCATATCAACCATCGTTGGACGCAAGTTACCTAGACTTGAGTATAATAATCAGGTTGTTGAAGCAAGACTTAGAAAAGCATTAGTACGGTGTGAAGATAATAAAGAGGCCCATACCAATAAACATATATTAGAGGTATTTGCTGAGATGAAAGTGAATTACTATAGGTTGTATGACAACTATAAATACTATTCATTATGGGAAAACCTATACTTTCAGGCTGGTGTAGTAATTCCTTACTTAATTGCAAGTCCTCAGTATTTTGCTGGACTAATCACATTAGGTACCTTAGTACAAATTGGTAATGCCTTTGATAAGATCCATGAGTCTATGAGCTTCTTCACAGATAATTGGATGACAGTAACAGAACTTAAATCAGTGATAATTCGTTTAAAAGAATTTGAAGATGATATTAATATAACTTAGACTATGGAGAATTATGGAAATAAAAATTATTAGATTATTAAGCGGCGAAGAAATCCTAACTGGATGGAATGAGGAAGCCAATATAGTAGACACCCCGATCGGAATGGTAACTACACCGGAAGGCCAAATTAACTTTACACCTTACGTACCTTATTCAGATTCAACTGAAATGGAGATACCAGATAGATCGATTCTGTGGATCGTTAATCCAACACAAGAGTTAGTAGACAAATACAAGGAGATGACAGGGCAAATTGTAACACCGCCATTACAAAAAATAGTTGTATAAAAGGTTTACTTTTGCAGTAAACTATGATATAATATACCTATATGAATGAAAACTTTTACTCGAATGCCTATCGGTTTGGCAGAAATATCCGATATCTTGGTTATGAAAATGGAAAAAGGGTGCAGAGAATGGTACCCTTTTCTCCCTCCTTATACATAAAATCACCTAAACCAAACACTAAATGGACTTCACTGGATGGAATTCCAGTAGAACCTATTGTCTTTTCAACTATGAAAGAATCAGGAGACTTCGTAAAACAATACGCAGATGTCCCTGGCTTTAACGTATATGGCAATACGAACTACGTAGTTCAATACTTAAATGATATGTTTCCAGGTACAATCGAATGGGATCGTAACGTAATCAATGTGACTGCAATTGATATTGAAACTAAATTTGAGAATGGTTTCCCACATCCTGACATAGCTGATCAAGAAGTCACAGCTATCACATGTAAGAATAATATTGATGATACGTATTACGTGTTTGGATGTGGTGAATATGATACAGAAAAATCTATCATGCAAACGTCTGCAGTAGAATATAAACAATGTAATGACGAACGTGAATTACTCATGAGATTTGTTATTCATATGTCAACAGTAGATATTATTACTGGTTGGAACGTAGAGTTTTTCGATATACCGTATCTAGTAAATAGAATTGGTAAGATATGTGGTCCAGATGTTCTTAAGAAGTTATCCCCATGGGGTGACATCAAGGATAATACACAACGACCTAATGCGTTTAATCCAAAGCCTAGACCACAATTTAAGCTTATGGGTGTTACCATTTTAGATTACCTTGATCTATTTAAGAAGTTCGGTTATTCGTATGGCCCTCAAGAATCATATAAGTTAGATCATATTGCTTCGGTAGTGCTCGGTGAACGTAAGTTATCTTATGAAGAGTTTACTGACTTGAATGATCTGCATGATAATAACTATCAAAAGTTCATTGACTATAACATCAAAGACGTAGAAATTATCGATCGATTAGAAGATAAGATGGGTCTCATTACTCTTGCCTTAACTATGGCTTATAAGGGTGGTGTTAATTACGGTGATGTAATGGGTACGGTAGCCATTTGGGATTCAATCATTTATAGAGATTTATCTGAACAACACATTGCTATTCCACAAAACACTGAATCATTTAAAGGTGATTATCCTGGCGGTTACGTAAAAGAACCTCAAGTAGGAATGCATGATTGGGTATGTTCGTTTGACTTAAATTCACTATATCCATCTATTATTATGCAATATAATATGAGTCCTGAAACTATCATTGATGGATTGGAAAGCAGTGTAAATGTGAAGTCTGTGTTAAATAAGCAGATACAGAATAATATTCCTAATACTGCATTGGCTTGTAA